CATTTTCTAGTGCTTTCATATCAACATCTCCACCAACGTCTCCTCGCATCATTCTACCAGCTACATTAGCACCAGATGAATATGTTCCTTTATCAGTGACCTGTCCTTTTTTACCTACACCAGCCAATCCTGATGTTATCAAACGTCTAAGCTGTGCAGGTGATAAATCTTTTCTTTCAGGAGGTCTTTCCTTTGATCTAGCTGGAGCATTAATAGAAAGTCTTTCTTCTTGCGTAGCACCTGCTCTAGCAGTTTCATTTGCACCTGATCCTCGCATTTCTCTTTCTTGCTGCCTAATAAGTTTATCTAATTCTCTTTGCTCAGACCTAGTTCTTTTTGGCTCTGATTTTTTCTCTGCAGCTTTTTTCTTTGCAGCTTTTTTCTTTACAGGTTTTTTGCCAGCCTCTGTCTTTGCAATTTTTTCAGCTTCTGATCTAGAGATATTTCTTGATTCCATTAGCTCTTTAACTTTATTAGAGGGACGACCCCTCCGGCTTTTTCTGCCTCTTTTAATAGTCTTTAAAATTTTTGATACTGGCATCTTATTCTCCTATTGAAAAAATACTTCTTTAATTTGATTATAGTTATCTAAAAAAGATTGCTTATCTAAAACTTTGCCATTATTTAATCTAATAATTCCTCGATTTTGATTTTTATGAACTTCACCTTTTTGGTGGGGCAACTGATTAGAATAGTCAATAAGAGATTGATCTTTGTAAAAAGATAACATATAATTAATCATTTCGGAATTACGACCATGTTCTGGACTAATATATTTTCCTTGTTCTAAACAGGTATACATCATATACTTTTGAAATTCATCGCTATGGTAAAAAGAAAAAACATTATCTGCTCTATCAACTGAAATGTCCTTCATTAAATACCAAGGCCCAATAACTTTGTCTGTGTATGCAAAATTAAATTTAATCCACCATAAAATTTTTAATGGGTTATTTTTAATATTTATCGGTGCTGCTTCAATAAAATTAGTTAATTCCTCAACAACTGTATCACTGTTACAATATGGAATATTGTCTGCAATATCTTTTATTAGTTCTTGCCAAGATTTATCTTTATATAATCCATTTAAAATGTCAGGCCATTTAACTGTTTTTAAACCATGATAATAATAAATATCATGAACCGTACCATTTGATAATGTATTACCGGGGTGTCCTATAATTGACACAGAATCTTCTGGGTGAAGATCGGTGTTGTTAATTAATCTGTAATTATAACCGTTATCAATTATAAATTTATACAGAGCAGGATTAAATTGATTTAATGCTTTTCTATTGTTTGTGTCCTCATCAAAAGTAAATACTGCTCTAATTTTATTTTTATCACAATTTTGTAAAAACCCTGCGTACATTGTTGCAGAATCAAAACCACCTGAAAGAAAAACGTCAATATATTTATTGTCAGATAAAGAATTAATTGTATTAATTTTATTTTCAATACAGTTAATTAAGTCTACTTCTTCTATCTCCGTTGGCATTTTTAGTTGATACTTAGGATCAATCTTATAAAAGTTTTTTAAAGTTCCTGTTCTATCAATAGGCTCAGATGGCTGCCTACCTAAAACAGATAATAAAAATTTATACCATTCTGGATATTCTAATATTTTAAAAAATTTATATACACTTAAAGAATGTAATTTAATAACTTTTAGTTCAGACATAAAACTTAAACAGAATAATCGTATTCTTTATTATCAATAACAACTTTGCTAAGATCAATGGAAGTTCTGTTTACGGCTGGACCTTTTCTAGCCGCACCATAACCATTACCTGTGGGTCTACCTGTGCATTCCATTCTTTCTTCTTTATAACGATCAAAACCTTTTTTATCGTCTGAATAAATTTTATTGTTAATAATTTTCATAGTGATTCTCCTTACTGTGATCCCTGAACTAAAGTATTTGCTGATCCTGCAGGACTAGCATTATTTTGCATATTATCTTGACGATTTCTTCTCGCCTGATTTCGTAATCCTTCTATAGCACCTTTATATTCATTTGTGAACACAGCACTAAATGTTGTATCTTTCATATACAAAAATGCTTCAATCATCGAAGCATAAAATAAAGCATCGTAACAAAAGTCAGTAAAATAATTATTAGGTGTAGCAGATGTTAAAGTAGTTGGTCTTGCAACATAAACAACTTCACCTTGATATGCTGAAGTAGGAGTAGGTGCTAAATATATAGAAGAGTTATTAGCAACTGAGTAATACTTAGGAACTCCAGTTGAGGTATCAGCATAAGGCCAATAGTCATTAAGAAACTCTTCAGTTCTTTGAAGTAAATTAATTTTGCTTCCACTAGCTCTTAGGTTGACATGCCTAATAATTCTTGTATCTTCTGCAACAGAAACAGTTTGATTGCTAACGACACAAGTAATAGAAACAGTGGTATTTAAACCAATATCATCCAGTTCTTTAATTAATCTATTTTCAGCTTTGTTTACAAATTTAGGAATTTGATTTACAAACTCTGTGCCTTTATTTTCTGCTGTATTAATAATATCGTTTACAAGGTAGGTATAGTCAACCATAAGCTTTATCCATAGTAAATATAGAATTTTCCACCATCGCTAGAGCCAGACAGTGAAACTTTGCCACTACATTTTACACCAACATCATTAAGATATACATTGTCCATAGTGTTTGCTGTTAGTGCAGCATGTTTAATTCTAGTTCCATTCTGATCACCAACCACTAATTCAGATGCAACCGTTACTGAAAAAGCGTAAACTTGCACTCTGGTATCTGCAATCGTAACACTTGTTACTGCATCGACAAAAATACCGTTGCCTCCAGCACCCCCCGTAACTTGGGCTAATCTAACATTTGACATATAATTCTCCAATCAGAGTAAGAGGAGAGATTTCTCTCTCCCCTTATCTTAATTTTAGTTACCCTGATTACCAAAGAAACCTCTCCAATCGGAGAAACCAAAGCTATAACGCTCTCTAGCCTTAAAGCGAAGGTTGCCCGTATCGAAGTCAGGCTCCATCTTGGTCTGCAGTGGCGCACGAACAAACATCTTTGTACCGTTAGGAACATTTGTCTTAACGAAGAAAGCGTCTGCATCAGTGAATCGACGGTTGATAAACACACCCTTTGGAAGCATAGACATGCTCTGAATTGAGTTTACGTCATTCCAACCTGCAGGGTTGGTAGCAGCTTGTGATCCACCAAGAGTGGAAACTGTACCAGAAGCAGGAATAAGAGTGGAGTTCAACAGTGCGTTTGATGTTGCCCAGTTATCGGGAGCAACATGAAGTGATTCTGCACTACCGCCAACGAGAATGCCACGATCATCCTTGATCTTCTGAATGGTCGTAAGGGCAGTCTCAAGTGAGGCAAACGAAAGGTCTGCCGCAGTAAGTAGGTTCGACTGTGTGCCGTTTACAGTTGGATGAGAAGCACTAAAAAGTGGTTGCCCATCACCACCTGCATAGGCAGCATTAAAACCATTGTTGAAAACATCTGCAGCTTTTACCTGCTTGGTGTTGCCCATTGCTCTTGCAAGGGCTTTAGCCCGAAGCTTGGCAAAAGTATCATACAGATTATCTTCCATAGCTTCTTCGGTAACAGCAAAAGCAAGTGCAATTGTTTCGTTAGTATAACGAGCAACATAGCTTTCGCTAGCTTCGTCATAAGTAACAGCAGCACCTTCTGCTTTTACTGGAGCATTACCGAAGCCTGTGAACAGAACTTCTTCTTCAAATGCCCGGTCTGAATTTTCAATTTCAAACAGCGGAACATGCTCATTCTCAACTTCCCCGTATTCCAAACCAAAAATAGCATTTAGACCGGGAAGCAGTTGTTTGCTAATACTAGCTCTATTAATAGCCATAATTTAACCTCCCTTAAATACCAGATGGTGCAGACAGAACAGCGTCTACATGTTTAACAATACGAACTTCAACGACAGGGAATGCTCTTTCAGCAGAAACAGCAATATCATTACCCGGAACGTCCTCAACACCAATAGGTCTTACTGGAAGAATAGTGGTGTTACGAGTTGAAGCTTTAATACCAAACCCAGATTCACCTGTAAAGGTGCTCCCTGCGCCTAGAGTCAAGCCGAAGTTCAACTGGTTGATATCACCTGCACTGAGCGAAGCATCCGCTTGGATGAAATAAGTTGAGGCAGGGTTAGTATCTACCATTGCTTTAATATTAGAAGCACTGGTATTGGCTGGCCAATATTGCTTGAATTTTGGCTCACCGTTTTCTTCATAATAGACTCCCTGAAAAACACCAACTGCATAGTCAGCATCCGCCGAAACGGGTTCAATATTACCAAGGCTGGTCTTTACCAAGTCACCTGTGAAGATGTTTCTTGCATCCCCAGAAGCGATAGGTAGTTCGTCTACGCCAGTGGAGTTAGTACCTGAACCACGTTTACGAGCAGGAAGGAAGCCACGAAGGTTTTTAGTGGTAGACATATTGTCTCTCCTTTCCTAGTTGCACCGTTCCCTGTTATTATTCTTGAAAACTAGGTCGTCTTCCTTTAGTAACAGTCGAACGATTATTATTTGTGATAGGCATACGAGAATCTGAATTTCTTTCTAATTGAGCATTCACTGCATCCATTAGTTCTCTACTCTTATTCTCATAATACCGTTTACGAGCAGCAAGCTTGCCAAGGGGCATTTTAGCCAAAGCTAAGTCTCCACGACAGACTGTACCAGCATACCGCCCTTCCTCTTGAACGATAGAGGACATAGATAATTCAGGAACTTCTTCAGGGTCTACAAAAGTCCAACCTTCTGCTTGTTTCTTACCAACATTCTGGTAATCATCTTGGTTGCGTAATGTAATGCGAATCCATCTTAGACCCATTCCCTCATTTTCAAAGCGTCTATATACGCTCTCAGGAATCTCTAGAGCATTAGGCTCTTCATAGGTCCATTCGGTTTCTTCTCTAGAATTATGTTCTCTTGTATCAATGCTACGTTCTTTAATTTCTTTCCGTGTATCCATTTTACTATACTCCACGCTTAAATGTTATATCTGTATATTCACTGTCTGATTTATCAACTTTTAGTTTCTCAGCAGCATATACCTCAAGTGGTATGTTCCATTTCTGAGCTAGTCTCACATCTTCTTGAGATAGCTTTATCTTTTTATTAGAACTGGTGGGACTGCGTGATGTTCCCGCCACCACCTGAGAGGGTTGTCGAGTTGTGCTAGCTTCAACACTCTCTTCTTGATTAAACTTATGTGGAAATTCATTCCGTAGTCTACGATCAATCTCGTCATAAAAATCTTGTTCTTTAGGATCATAACCTGTTTGTTTTAGATCTGCATCAATTGCATAAGCTGCTGCAGTCATAACTGAATCCTTACCGAACCATTCATTATTTTCTACCCAATCAACCGCTAACGCATCAGGTTGTTGAGGAGCTTGTTGTTGTACTTGTTGTTCTTCTTGAGCTGCATATTGTTTTTCATAATCCTCTAGTGCATATTGATGTCTTTGTAGATCATTAATATTATTTGATGCCCTTTGAAGTACATCCAAAGCTGCTAGAGTTCTCTCTGGATCACCAGAATTATAAGCTTCAATATAATCATTTTTGGCTAGTGCCATCTGTTCTTCTAATTGTTTTAGAGAAACTGATGAATTAGCCTTTTGAGTATCAACATACGTTCTCTCCATATTTTTTAGATTTTTTTCTAAATCTGTTTTTTCTTGTAGGAGAGCTTGAATACGCTCGTCTCTTTCCTTTCGTTGTCTAACAAGATTTCTAATTCTTTTTTGAGCGCCTGACGTTTCAATACCGTCAAGCTCTTTAATAGGTTCTTTCTTTGCTTCTTCTAATTCTTTTTTAGGTTGTTCGATCTCCTCTGCTGTTTCAACTTCAGTAGATTGTTCGATCACCTCCTT